GCTTTACGTTCAGTCAAGTCAGATATGAGATCATTCCATTCAATCATTTGTCCCACGCCTTAATTGCAGTAAAGTTATTAAAACTAAATTCCATACGGTCTACTAGTTTCACTGCATCTCCTGATACTCTATCAATTGCAACATAACCCTCTGGGTTAGTTACTTTAAAACCATTTGATGTTTTAATGAACGTATCCGTTAATCCCTTAACACTATTTAGTTTCTTCACAACTCCCATCTTTGCATCAACCAAGTGTCCTTGGAAGGCTATGATGTTCTCTAAATTCTTTGTGTGTTTCTTTACTTCACGAAGATATTCAGTTTGAAGATTGGTATACTTCTCTTTACCTTTATCACTCTTAACTTTATCTATTTGTTTTTGAATTGCATCGAATACCCACTTCTCGTATCCTTTTGCATGTCCTCTAGGGTCAGTAATCTTCTGTCCCTCACGAACTTTACTATTATTGTATGTTTTTAATTGAGCACCAGCAAGTGTTCCTGTAAATACATCCTGTAGTTTTAAGAACTTATTTAGTAGTGGGGCATTAATTTTCTTGAATGTAGAACCAGCAAGTGATAAAGATTTTGTAACCTTTTCAGTTTCAGATGCAGTCATTGTAGCCTTACCAGATACGTCCTTGTAAGTTGCATCGTCCATCCAAACTGATGAGGGTTTGGTAAGCCCCTTAATATTTGCACCGAATTTTGCTTTCATTCCTTGCAAATCACTACCAGAATATGTTGTGTGCCATACCACACCAATCTTTGATGACTTGATTGTTTTACCCAAGTCAGAGTTTACATCTACTGCATATACGATTGTGTTTGGTTGGAAAGTGTAGTACTTAGTACCGTCTATAGTTGTTGTGTCAACATCATCAGATGTATACATCAAGTCGCCCTGTAGAACGTCTTTGATACCTAACTTAGAAAACTCTGAAAGTGCGACTTTAAACTTACTGTTCAATGAACCAGATAGTCCATCTGCATCAATCTCTGCGGCAGTCTTATAAAGTTTTGGTGTTGCATTGAATACTGACTTTTTTGCAACAAAGAATTTGCCGTCAGCAGGGTCGATACCAGCAAAGATTGCAGGCGCACCATCCCACTTGACAGTCATATTTACAGATGAACGAGATGCACCAGCTAACATGTCCCTTAGTGAGCGAACAAAGTTAATTGCTGCTCTACCGCCAGGCACTCCGAAATTCAAGATTTCGTCTTCGATATGTTCTAAGTGTAGGTTCTTCCCACCTTTATCCTCAGCGAGATACCCAGAAAAATTTAGCATGTAGCACCGTTTCCATTCATACAAAGTTATTACTATTCTATTTATAACGAAACGTACTTAGAACTTTACATCATCGAACCTATCATACTTGGCATTTTGTCCTTTATCAAAGGCTGGAGTGTCATCCTGTCCACTATCAATGATATCTTCTTGCGCTTCTTGTTCACAATCATACAGTTTCATTTTACTTCTGTCAATACCTACGACAAATCTTTTGTTTGTACCCAAGTCATTATAACGATTCTTCAACTGTTTTACCATCAGTTGATTTAGACTTTCCAACTCTTCAGTAGAGATTAGTGCAAACATCAAGTCAGCAGTAGCAGGTAAACCAAATGATTCGGAAGTATCTTCTAGTCCGACATCAGAGTTTGCAAAACCACCACGAGTAGTTTGTGTAGCAGACATGATTGGTAGATTTGTTTCTACAGCAAGTCCACGAAGTTCTTCTGCAATCGCCTTGATATAGAAATAAGAACCAACACTTGCATTGCCTTTAAATCGTGATGAACTACAGATGTTCAGATAGTCGATAAAGATAATGTCTGGTGTAAATGATTTCTTTAATGCAAGTTCTTTAATTAAACTACGGAAGTGTCCACTATGGGCAGATGCAGTTGGGTATTCTTTAATAACAAGTTTACCATTAGTCTTCTCATTAATCTTTGCAACTCTATCAGTAAACATTTTCTTTGGTAGATTATGTAAGTCTTCCATAGAAACATTCATCAAGTTTGCATCAATACGTTCTGCAATACGTTCTTCTGCCATCTCCATAGTAATGTATAGAACATTCTTACCTTGCATCAAAGTAGATGCAGCCATGTGACACATAAACAACGATTTACCTACACCAGTACCAGCAAGTGCAATATTCAAAGTTTTCTGTGGAAGTCCACCTTTAGTAATCTTGTTGAAGTATTCTAAATCAAATTCAAGTTTCTCTTCTTTCTTGTGATAAAACTCAAATCGTTCATCTGCGTCTTCAATATAATCGTGTCCGATATGTTGATCAAAACCAACAGCAAGTGCTTCAGATAAAATAGATGGAATTGCTTCTTGGGTATGTTGTTTGTCTTTACCCTCAATAATCTGAATACCAGATAAGATTGCATTATAGACTGCTTTGTCTTTGCAGAACTTCTCAGTAGTATTTACCAACCACTGCATATCAACTTCTGCTTCATTCAGAGATTCAATAACCTCAACCACTTTCTGGAATTCAGTACCGTTTAAGTCTTTTCTATTATCAAGTTCAATAGACAAAGTTTCCTTTGTAGCCATTGACTGATACTTATCCATGAAATTATAAATCTCTTCGAAAAGAATACGGTCAGTCTTCTCTTGAAAGTATTCACTCTTAATGAATGGTAATACCCTACGGGCATAAGTCTCATTAAAAATGAGGTTACTGAATATTGTCTTTTCTATCGTCATCGCTTGCATCTGTAAAGTGGCCCTCATCTATATTTTGTTCAATTAAATGTGTTAGAATATCTCCAATGAGATTAAAGAAATCATCATTGAAACATTCTTTACCTAGTCCATTAGAGTCTAACATAGTCCACTCAAATTGTAAAGAGGCGGTATCATTTTTTTCGTCTTCTTTTATATCAACCTTTCCATATTCATATACAACCCCTTGCCACATACCAGCCTTTTCTGTAAGTCCGATACCTGTCCATGTTTTGGATTCGTTTTCAACAAATGTGTAATACTCACTCATATCAGACATAATGTAGATAACTCCCTATAATATATTTTGGTTCATCAATTGGTTTCCGCCCTGCATGTAAGTGTGTCCACATGGGCGGGAACATTGTCATTCTGCCTGTCTTTGGTTGAACTGAAATGTCAAACTGTGGAAAATCTGTGTGTCCACCTTTATTATCATTTAAATATAAGAAGAACACCAAGAACCTTGGCGCACTATCAATACTTCCCACATCAACGTGATTATTAAACTCATCTATATCATTGGGCAAATATCTTTTCATTCTAAAATTTTCAAATGCAAATTTTGGTGGAAACATTCTATCTGTAATATTACAGTCATTCATATACTTACTAATGTAATTGAAGAAAGTCTCTTGAAGTGTTTCTTCAAAAGGTTTCCACTGTTCGTGAAGCTGTAATGTAACTTGTTTGAAGGAACGATGACCATCAAGAACGACTTCCTCATGGTGTTGAGGAAACCGTTCAAACATGGCAATGAGTTGTTTTGATAACGACTCAGAGATTACGTTCTCATACGTCTGTATTAAGTTCTTCATCTTCTGGTAATCCTTCAACTTCTTCTTCAACATCTGCCAGTTTTGTTCCATACTTGAATTCTTTAGCAGCGGCAACATCTAATTGTTGCATCACCTCTTCAGTAAAGTATTTCTCTGGGTTGTTATTGATAGTTTTACCAAATGTTTTTGTACCATCAGGCAACTCAATACGAGTTGATACTGACTTAAAGATACCATACTTGATTGCAAGTTCCAATAGTCCATAATACTTATCTAGCCCACGTTCATACATCAATCGTACATCAACCATCTTGTTTTCAATAGTCAAACGAGACTTTGCATTCTTACAGTGAATGATGTTACCAACAACTTCAGTTCCATCCTTTTCCTTCTTCTTAGAAAGATACACGATAGATGATGCCGCATACTTCAGTCCAGAACCACCACCCATTTCTTTGGTAGGGAACATAGAACCAACTACATCATATGTGTGATTAGTAACAATCATAGGTACTTTTGCTTTACCTAGTTTCAGTGTTAGTACACGAAATGTTGCCTTAACAATCTGAGCCCTTGTCATATCTTTAGTCTCTTTGCCTTCAGCAGTGTCTTCTACTTCTTTCGTTGTAGATAACATACCAAGTGAATCAAGACATAACATCATAGGAGCACGTTGTCCTTCTGGTGTTTCCAAATACTTGTCTAGAACTTTCAGTGATTGTGTTCTAAATTCTTGTACTGTAGTCACAGGCAAGATAACCATACGAGAAGGGTCAATACCCCTGTCGATAACCATCTGTTTAGTAATAGCAGATTCAGACTCAAAATACAACACACCAGCTTCTGGGTTTGCATCAAGGAATGACTTAACCATGCCCATAATAAAGAACGTCTTACCAGTTGCACTTTCGCCTGCAATAGCAGTAATCTTGTTGGATGCAAGTCCACCGTAGATACTACCAGACAAAAGAGCATTGAAGATATAAGAACCAGTATCAATAAACGAATCTACATCACCAGCCTCAACTCCATCACTTACAAGTGCAGCGTATTCATTGCCCGCTGTCTTGGCAATATCTTTAAAAAAATCCAATTACAAATCTCCTTCTTCTCTGTTTTCAGAACGAAACGAATCAAACCCATCGGGATATCGGGCCTCAAGTTTGTCTGTGTTCATATATATGATTTCCTCTATATTAGTATCAAGAGCAATACAAGCTTGACTCATGTACCAGAGAATATCTCCAAGTTCACGTTTGGCGTGCCATACAGCATGCTCATCCATAGGTTTTCCTTGGAATAAACACTTCTTCACAATCTCAGTGAATTCACCACTTTCTGCGCTCAATCCCATTGCAGCAGTAATAAGACGTTCTGGGGGAACACCAAAATCATCAATAACATCCAAAGCATCCCCAAACGCATCTGGGTCTTTAGATTCTTCACTAGTAACTTCATCAACAAAACGCTGGTAATCCAGCAATAAGTCTTCGCTACGCATAACGCACTCCTTCATAAATTTTCATCTTGTATATAATAACAAATTATTAAGCGTTTGTCAAGAGAGAATTACACCTTTTTGTGGAACTTGTATTCCACTAGTCTGTGTTTGCCATCCTGTAGCAATCTCTTTCATGGTAGGTAGTACGAAAGCAACACAAGTCTTATTGAACTGCAAAGTTCCATCAACCTTTTCGCCTGTCATACAGACACCATCGACAAGAGCTACACCCTTTTCATTTACTTGTACCAAACGTGGACGTTCAATAGTATAGGACATCATATCATCTACAATGTATTTACCAATTACTTCTGCACCGTTTGTTAGCACAAGTGTTACAATATCATTTTCTTTCATTTCATTTTCCTTTGTTAGTCTTCCCAACGGTATGTTGGGTAAGAACTGTTCACATCAAATATGTTTGGATGATTCATAAGAGCACGCCGATATGGTGTCCACTTAATTCCTCTACCCCAACACAACCAATCCATCAAATCTTTTTTACCAACTTCTTTGTTAGTTTTTATAAATTCAACAATCTCTTTAAACTTCTCACTATCTCCCATCACCTTCTGTTTCGATAACAAGTCGTTCATGTATCCGTTCATCTCTATCATCTTATCTTTGTATACAAGATTATTACGAATGTGTTCCAAGGCATATTCTGCCTCTTCATTTCTAAATGGAAGGTCATCTAGATATGTATTCATCATCATTAGTGCGTCATTATCATCACTGAAGAATGAAGCCTTATCATGCAGTTCATGGTAGTATCCAGCATCGTACATGATATAAGGAACGCCGTTCATCATACCATCTGTCGTGCTAACACTCCAACCACCGTACTTTTGTTTTGGAGAGAATCCCATATAGCACTTTCTAAGTTCTTTATAGTATCCCTGTTTATCAAACTTTGTTGTCACAACATAATCACGATTAGGTTTATCTAAGAGAGGTATCCAAACTTTGAAGTCCTGTCGTATTTCCCACAACTTATCAGTCAGGGCGATAAATTCTTTGAAGTGTTTGTATGTATCAGGTCTGTGATTAAATACAATAATCTTTTCTGGGTTCTCATTTATACCGTCAACAATATCTTCTTCTTTAACACCTAAGTGTTGAACAGTCAATATATCATCTAATTTGATAATAGTTTTAGTGTTGAATGTTTCTGTTGCTTGTTCAATCACCAAGTCCTTTTGTGCCTGTGTATTGATATAGCATCTATCATACTCTAATAGCCCAGTCATGTTTTGTAGGAAACTATCTTTAGGCCATGCAACAACATCTTTTAGGTCGAACCAATGAGAATATCCCATCACTGGAGGCATATGGTGTGTTACATTATAGAGTGTATTAGTAAGTTGGTGTGTATGTTCAGGCAAGTGTGACATAACAATATCAAAATCTAGACTATTGTTAAGCATCTTTCGTACTACATCTACACGGAAATTCGAGCGCATGGTTTGGGGATAAGTTTCGAAGTCCATGTACCACTGCGTCACATTATCAAATTGTAATGATGGAACTTCAAAAGGTAGAATCATATAGTGCCACAAGTCATCACGAATTTCATTCAGAAGTTTAATCTGATTCTTGACAACTTGAATATAACTATCTTTTTCAATATCCTTCTGGAAAGTAATGTTAGGATACCAGAGTACCCTAACAGTCTTTTGAAGTTTTTGTTCTTGCCCTATCTCAAAGAGATTCATGCGGCATCCTTTACTGAAATATCATCCATCCACATATCCATCTCAACGAATTCAACGTCAAGGTTGAAGTTGTTACAGATGTTCAACCAAAGAGGTTGGATTTGTGTTTTCCACAATTTTGATTGCGCCACTGTTGGGTGGTGAATAACAACTACACATTTTGTAGTTTCAGTAGCATACATAGTTTCAAGAACACGTTCCAAACGCAAAGCACCAGATGAAAAGTACATTGAAGACTGTCCAATATCTGGGCGGTTATACGAAGCAACTTTCGCATCCAAGATAGTTGAATGTGGTTTTGCTTTGTAGTTGATAAACAATCGTCCAGCAGTGCGATGTTCTGCCTCCTGTTCAAGAATTTGGTTTGCTTTGTTCAAGATAGTTTTTATCTGTCCTTTTGTAAACCCAAACTCTTTTAGTGCAGTAACATTTGACTGTGCATTGAAAGGAACTTTTTTCGCTGACATATCAAGAACGTATTTGATACCATCTGATTCTGAGATTTCTTTTTTGATAATATCTGCTTTTTTGTTACGCAAGTTACCAATGAAACGCAACTCCTCATCTGTAAGTTCAGAATGGACAGCATATGGAATACGCATCACTGGAATATCTACAGCGTGTTTTGACTGTGCAGCACCCAAGACTGTATGGTTTCCATCACCACGCAAATCTTCTCCATTTGCGCCACGTCCTTCCCATACAAGAACAGGGTTACAAGCATCAGTGTTGCCTCGTGCATCATCAATTTTCTGTTTGATAGTGCGTTGCAGTTCTGGGTCATGTTGGAAGCGAACCTGTAGTGCCGACATCTCTGCATGAATTTGAATATCTTCGACTGTTACAGGAAAGACACCATCATCAATCTGCTGGTTAATAAACACACAGTTTTCGATATCTGGTTCTGCGAATTGTGGAAATCCATTCGACAAGTTATAGAACATTGGGTTTTTACGAGCATTTGCTTTTTTGAGAATGCGATGTTCAGCATTCTGCATCTCCATATAATCTCCATATGAAGTAACTTCAAATTTCAGTTTTGATTTTGAGTTAGCGAATACTTTTTGAAACTCTTCGTTTGTTGAAGAGTGGTTGTAGGGGTCATCCACAGAACCTTTGTGAATTCCTACATACGATTTTCCATCAGACAAGTTTGTGTACTGATAGAGATACGCCTCATATGAGGCAGGGGGGGTTGCAATATTTTGCTCTACGATATTTGATGACATAATGTCACTCCTTTTGTTAGAACACTAGTTTCCATGAACGTACAAGTCACATGAACAACACTAGGTTCGGTTTAATGTAAACACCACCTCGGCATTTACTATTATAATATACCCTAATATAAGGCATATGTCAAGTACTTTTTATAACTTTTCTTAAATTAGTTGAAGAAAAAGAATGTTGTCTACTAGTATAAAATACTTCTATGGGCAGGTCGCTACCAGTAAATTCCCTGTCTCTATAATCTTCTCCAATAAATCTAATATCAATCTCTTGTGATTGTAGCAAGTCTACTAGACTTTGTTCTGTATCATATGGAATAATCTCATCCACATACTTTACGCCCGACAATTGAACGTATCTTTCATATACTGATTGTGCTGGTTTATTCTTGTCTTGTCTGTCAATAGAAGGGTCAGTCTGTAATCCTACAACTAACTTATCACAGTTATTTCTAGCTTCCTTAAGCATAACAACATGTCCAGCATGTAGTAAGTCAAAAGCGCCGCAAGTAAATCCAATCATCGTATAATATCAATCTTATCCATAGTATCTTGATTCCAGACTTCTAGTTCTGTACGAACCTTATTCTCTGCAATCATCTTATTATAGCGCTTGGTAGCAAGTTTCTTCCACCATGCAATCACACCTTCAAGTTCAAATCTATCATAGTTTTCTGCTTTTGTCAAGACATCTGTTCTACCTAATAAAACATCTTTTGCATTAGAGTATCCATACTCACCCATGTAGAATCTTTTCTGTGTGGTAACATCACCAGCCTTTGCAATCTCTTTAGAGAACAACTCATATGCTTTTGTATCGTGTTCCTTTAGACTTGCTTTGATAACACCAACCATCTTAGTTTGCATTTTCAGTTTACGAGATGATGCACCTTTATGTATCAAGTCTTCGCCATCATTCTTTTCTGTAAACCAATCACGCATCTCAAAGTAGATTTCTTCTCCAAGTGTCAATAGAAACTTAGATTGGGTGTCGCCCTTGTAACGTAAGAATGGACGCATACCATCATACATAGAAGAACCTTTGATATTACCGTAGAGTGATGTTGTCTCAAACAAACAAAACTCTGTATCATACTTTTCATTTAACATTCTACGAACTGCATGAGAGTTGCAGATTGCAGCCATCAGTTTACCACCAAGATAATTATATCCAAATGGTTGTACAGGCACAATATTAAAACCCATGATAGCACGTTTGTTGAAGATAGGTAAATCTGGAACACCACCCAAGTAATCGTTACGAGGTTTAGAGTTGATTAGTGGAGAACCTAGTTTAATAAACCCAACCACAGTATTTGTAGTTGTTTCCTTAACAACTAGTTTCATCTCTTTGCCAGGCGCATTATCAGGCGAGAACGATGCAACCTTTTCTAACATAGTGTCGAAAGTTTTAGATGGGACTTGTACAATAGCAAAGTTCATATCCTCTGGATGCATACTGTAGTCTTGGAACATATCATCTTCCAATCCAAATCCTGGCAGTGCAGTAGGAATATTCTTTACACGTTCAATCTTACGAGCACGAAAATAATCATCAATGCGCCCAAAGTCTTTGAAATAAGTCATCAACTTTGTTGCGGCAAATATTGCATCATCTCGTTCTAGTATCATCCAAAAAAGTCCTCAAGTGTTGTTTGTGTCCCATATGAACGGTCAATGTTCCATCCAATCTGGTTCATAATAAATGTCAATGGTTCTACAAACGCTTTCTCATACTGTAGATCATAGTCGATATAGCGATGAATGTCAAGTTCTTTTGGTAATTTAGTTATAAAAGAAATCACGTTAGATGACATTGTGTTTGGTGTACGCATGTGAATAAACTTAATCTTCTCACCCTCTTGAATAAGAGGATACTTGTTTGTAAGTTTTTTCTGTTTGCAGAAGTGGTTGTATAATAACGCACCACGGCAATGCATAGGAACACCTTTCAAGAATATACTTGAACTACTACTCCACTTTGCAAGTCCATTAACAGAACGAGGAAACGCAATCTCTTCTGGAGGCAACTGCATAAACTCTTTACGAAAGTCTTGGATAAAGTTATTCACATCTTTCTCATTTCCAGACATGATAATCTTTAGACATTCCTTAATCTTGTCACGACATGGGGCAGGAGTAGAAGACTTGACTGCCTCAATACCCATAATCTTCAGAGAGGGTTCGTGATAACGTACACCCTCAACATCCCATGCATTTAGAATGTATCTTTTCTTCGCAGTCCAGATGCCTTTGTCAGCG